AGAACGGTTCTGAAATGAACGTACAAGAATTTATTAAAAAACAATACAAATCTAAAATCTCAAATTTTTTTACTACAAAAAATCTTAATATAATAAGATATGCTTTAGAAGTTCAATTAATTGATGACCCAAACGGAGAAGTTCAAAAGGCAATAGATAAAATTGACAGCCTTGCTAAATATAAAGGCTTGATAGACAATAATACTATTGCATATAAATAAATTAAAATAAAACATTTACTATGAATAAAATTATTTTACAAAAGCTAGATAAGCTTAACAAAAAAGGTAATGGTAAAGAATATCGTTACCTAGAAAATGTTGATTGTTTTTTGTCAATCGATGCAACAGGAGTTAATGTACTTCCTTTAAACGATGACAATACAATTAATTGGAACTTTGTTCAACCTTTACAAAATATGGGTAAAGATTGGGAAAACAAGTTATTAAAAGGAGATAAGTTTTTTATATATAATGTAGTTCCTTTGCTACAATTAAAATTACAATCACAATGTATATAAAAGAAGCAAATCCTAACGAATTAGCTAATCGTATAAAACTAATGGCTAAAAAAATTAATGTTCTAACTTTAAAAGTTAAAGAATTAGAAAACATTATTTCAGGTTATGACCAAACTATAATAAAAAGAATTATAGACGGCAAAGATGAAAAAATAAAAGATTATCAAGAAACTAGAAACAAAATTTAAAATTATGAAACAAGGAACAATAAAAATACTTACTGACACTAATGAAAGTTTTGGAGGTAAAAGTAAATTCAAAATAGAAACTGTTGATGGAGTAAAAGGCCTGATTTGGTTTTCTAAACAGAAGCCTGAATGGGGTTTAAAAGTTGGAGACACTATACAATATAAGTTATTTAATGATGATACAACTTATAGATTTCTTCCTAAATTTGCGGATTGGAAAAAATTAAATAAGCCTATGTATAATAATTATAACAAGGGTAATAGTCAAGAAAAGAATAATAGTCAAGAATATGTAAATGCTCAAGAAATTAAAGACAATAATATATTTTATCAGTCTGCAAGAAATTGTGTATCACAAATATATTCAGGACACGGAGACAATGTAGACATAAATAAAATTGTAGAACTTACAGAATATTTATATAACAAACACAAAAACTTTTTTAATAAATAATTATGAATATAACAGGAACAATAATCGAACTAAACAAACCTAAAGAGTTTGGAAACTTCAGTAAAAGGTCAGTAGTAGTAAAAACAGACGACCAATATCCACAAGAGCTAGAAATAGATTTCATTAACAAGAAGATACCTTTACTAGATAAATTTCAAGTAGACAATAAAGTTAGTATTGACATTAACATTAGGGGTACTAAGTGGACAGCTAAAGATGGAGAAGTAAGAAGATTTACTGCTCTGCAAGGTTGGAGAATAGAAGAAAACAAAGAGGTAACAGCAACAGACCAAAATCCTGACAGGGTTGTAGACAAAGTTGCAGAAGATTTACCATTTTAATTTAGGGGGGTTTTTACCCCCTTTTTTTATGACTATGGAAAAAGATATTAGAAAATTATCAAAGCATATAACGGATATGCTAATAAAGAAAAATAAAGCCTATGGAGAGTCAGGTCAGAATCCTATTAATATTTTTAGTAAATTAGATTCCCAAGAGGCTTTAAAAGCTCGAATAGACGACAAACTAAGCAGAATAAAAAAGGGAGGTATAACTCCTGATACTGAAGATACTCTCTTTGATCTTGTCGGTTATTTATTATTATTAATTTATGTAAGAGACCGAGATGCTAATAAATTTTAAAAGATGTATAGATAGAATCAAGGACATTAGACAAGGAAAGTTTGTCGAAGGTTTAAAACTTGGTTTCCCTGAAATAGATGAGCATTTCAGATTTAAACATAGCAACCTAAATATTATTATGGGTTTTCCAAATTCAGGTAAAACTCACATTGCAATTTACTTAATGACTTTATACACTTTGAAGCACAATATTAAATGGTTAATGTACAGCTCGGAGAATGAAAGTTTTAGTTTAATTCAAAAGATTATAGAGTTTATCTGCGTCAAACCTATTAAAAAAATTAGTGATGAGGAATTTGAAAAAACTGTGGATTTTATATATAATCATTTTCAGTTTATTGACATACATAATTTATACAACTATAAAAGTTTACTTGACCTTGCAAGCGATGTCAAAGATTTCTTTGATTATCAAGGATTTTTTATAGACCCCTATAATAGTTTGCAAATAGAAAAAACAAAGCTACAAGGAGTTTCTACTCACGAATATCATTATGAAGCAATGTCTGAGTTTAGAGTTTTCTGTCAGCAAAATGAAATAAGTATTTGGTTATGTATGCACGCAAACACAGAAGCGATGAGAAGATTACATCCACCCAATCACGAGTTTGGAGGTCATCCTGCTTTTCCAAGTCCTGCTGCGGTTGAACACGGCTCAAAATTTTTGAATCGTTGTGATGATTTCTTAGTGTGCCACAGGTATGTTTCTCATAGAACACTATGGCCTAATACTTATCTCCAGGTCGCAAAAGTAAAATCAATAGAAACAGGAGGTAGGCCTACAAGTTTAGACAAACCTATATGCCTGAGTTCAATAGTAAACAATGTAGGATTCAAACTAGGTTCTACTGAATTAAAGAAACCTAATATAGTTGAACAATTAAACCTTCCATTTTGAAAACACCTGTAGAGAAAGCTTTTGACAGACACGAGAAATGGTTAGATATAACTAGGTCTTTCGGTGGCCTTAGAGAAACTGAGGTTGAAGATTTAGTTCAACAATTATATGTCAATCTTATACAGAATACACAAAAAGGAATTGACTTTAGTTACGGAGAAGATATAAATTACTATTATTGTTTTAGAATCTTGAGAGGCCTTTATGTAGATTTAATGAGAAAGAAGTTGAAAGTCACATTTACTGATCTTGAGAATATTCAGTTAAAAGGAATCACAGATGCGAATTATGAAGAAGTTTATATGAAAGTAAAGAAAGCCTTAGAACAGGTGCATTGGTACGACAAACAAGTATGGGAGATATTAGAATCAGGAACTAGCATAAGCGAACTATCAAGGAAAACAAATATATCTTACTATTCCTTATACAATACTTATAGAAAAGTCAAAACAATATTAAAAGAAGTAATATGAAACTAGGCGACAAATTAGAAACAATAATTAATATAATCACATTTGGCAAAGGTAAAGCTATAGCAACTTGGATAGCCAATAAATTAGGCTATGAAGATTGCGGATGTGAAGAACGTAAAAACTTTTTAAATGGAATCTCAAGAGATGGAAAAGAAACTAAATAAGGACGAGTATGACAAATGGACTCAGTTCAGGTCTGTAAAAAGCAGTACCATAACTATTAAAGAACAAGAACTAATAGCGAGTATCCACTCGAAATATTTTTATCATACCTTTCATAAACCTTGTAATTGTAATGGTGGTAAAACCTGGAAGAAGTGGATTAAAGATATAAACGAATTGTATGCCGATGGATATAGAGAGGATTCATAAGTTTGAACAGACAGTTGTTACTTTTATGAATGAGTTTCAGGGGTGGCAGTTAAAATGGGCAGGAGGCGGTTACGACCACTATGACGCAATAGGACTAACACCTAAAGGACACGAGTGCGTTTTAGAGATGAAGTTTAGAAACAAATACTATAAAGAAAAGCTTTTAGAGAAATATAAGTACGATGCTTTGATGGGTATGAGTGACGACCTTGTAAAATTATATTTAGTTTCAGATACTAAAGGAACTTATTTGTATTGGTTAAATTATTTAGAGCTTCCAGAGGTTAAAGAATTATATTGTCCTGATACTACTTTATGGACAAAGAAGAAAGTATTAAAGAAAGTCTACTTGCTTACTGAAGATATGGCTAGCATAGTAGTTCCAGATTAATTTGTATATTTATTAAAAATTGTTAATATGCCATTACCAAAACCAAAACCAAACGAAACAAGAAAAGACTTTATGACTCGTTGTTTAAGCAATCCTACAATGGTCAAAGAGTATAAGAAAACAGATCAAAGGATTGCAGTATGTTCAAACCTATTTAAGAAATGAAAAAACAAAGACAATACCGAAGTAATCAAGGGAGGAACCCAAAGAAACACGAAGAATGTTATAAGACGATAGAACTTGCAGTAATAACACTTGTAATAATTATAATTGCTAGTTTAATAATTAATCAATGACTATAGCACAGAAACAAGTCTTTGAGAGTTCGTTTAACTTTCTTGGACTAGCTTTGACTGAGGCATTTGAAAATGCACAGAAGCGAAACGACATACCTACAATGAAAAAGCTAAACAATTATATAGAGTGTGTAAAACAAATGTACACCTATACCAATTTGCTTGAAACAGAATTAATAATAGAAAAATCAAAAGATGATACAACTACTAGACGGAAACGAATACGACAAAAATAAGTTACTTAAAAAAATGGTAGATGATAATTTCTACTATGGAGACTTAAGCAAATTAGTACTAAGTTCTTCTTCACTTAAATTATTATTGGACAGTCCTAAAAAATATAAGAATGTTACACAATATGGAAGTCCTGAAACTCAACCTTTGAGAGATGGTAAACTTGTTCACTTAAGTATCCTAGAACCTGACAAGTTCCAAGAGCAGATATATGTAAATGTATCTTCTAAGAATACAAAAGCTTACAAAGAGGCGAAGGCAAAATATGGAGAAGTATATACAAGAAGCGAGAAAGAAAACGCAGAGAGAATAGCAGATGCTTTTTT